CACAGCACCTGCGCAGAAGCTATATAACAACGTTGGGCCTGTGAAGGTTCAATTGGTGTTCTCAGGTTCTTCAGGCGCTAACTTACTTTATCGCATTGATTGGGCAAACGCTAATCCGGTGACAGCCTGATGTCTTCCACTAAGGTGCGATTTAGGAAGTATAGTGTGAAGTCGCTTGTCCAGCGATTGGAGGGGCGGGAACCTGCGTACCCTGTATATTTCTTCGGCAAGACTATTAAGACTGAGCGCCCTGAAAACCCTGGGCAGAAGTTTAGCTGGGTCAAAGACATATCGGAGGTGCCATAGTGGGGCAGCAGCCAGCAAAAAGTTATATGATGACCAAGCGTCAGAACCTTCGTAAAAAAGCTCTGACAAAGGCAATTGGCGAATCCAAGAACAGAAAGTCTGAAATCGAATTTGACAAGGCGCAGTCAATGGAAGAGTTGAAGTGGCGCAAGAAGGACCAAGTGATTGCTGCTAAATTAGGGCAGGAACTCGTAAGGCAGTATCCAGGGCACGGTTGGAATGTGCTGTCTAATTCTGAACAGGGCGTTGTGAATATCTATAACCAACACCTGTCAGGCAAATACGGGTGGATCTTAAAGTGCAGTGAGATCAGCACCAGCGCAGGAGCATTTCGCAAGCAGGTGATGCGGATCGGTGGCGAAATGCTGAGAAGATTCAAAGTGTATGGAGATACCATGCAAGAAGACGAACTACTTAACTTGCAAAAAGACTTTGCAGGATTAACTAAGGTAGACTTATCATGAGTAGTGACGGCCAACTTCCTATAGATTCCGACATTCCTATCTCCAAAACTGACCCTGCCAACACCACTTCGTCTGAAGTGCCTGAAGACTGGACAGAAGCGGATTGGCTTGGGCTTGCGAGCAGCAATTTTACAACTGCCCGCGCGTTTCAAGATTCTGGAGTGATAGTCCAATGGGAGCGAAATGCAGACCACTTCAACAGCAAACACTTCCGCCGTTCAGCTTATAATACACCTTTATATCGAGGACGAAGTAGGTTGTTCAGACCGCTAACTAGAGCCTCGGAGCGTGCTAGCAGTGCGCAGTTTGCACAGGCGATGTTCTCTAACATTGAGCTAGTATCTGTAACGCCAAAGAACATCAACGATGACATGCAGCTCATGTCAGCGCGTATGATGAAGAACATTCTCCAAGACAGGTTGCGCAACACAATCCCTTGGTACCTAACTGCAATGGGTGCGTTCCAAGATACGCGAGTGTACGGACCTTGTTACACGTACCTGCACTGGGACTATGCCGATGAGACGATAAAGAAAAAGTCGCCTGTGTACGATCTTAAAGGCAACGTGATGGAAGATCGATCTGAGACAGTTGAAGAGACTGTGGTGCTGTGGGATAAGCCTGTAATCGATATGGTCCCTCCTGAGAACATATTGCTGGACCCTGCCTGCGACTGGCGAGATCCGATCGGCACATCACCCTATGTGGTGCGGCTAGTGCCAATGTACGTTACAGACATTGAAAAACGAATGGGGACGATCAACCCGAAGACTGAGCGTCCTGTATGGAAGGAGTACAGCCGCGAAGAGATGTTGTCTGTTGGCAAAGACGCCTACAACACAGTTCGCCAAGCACGAGAGGGCGATAACCGTCAAGACAAGACGGATGCACAAGAGTACGAAGAATTTCAACTTGTTTGGTGTCACGAGAATTTTGTGCGTGTGCATGGGATGGAGTGGGTATATTGGACTCTAGGAACACAATTCTTGTTGTCAGATCCAGTGCCGCTGAGTGAGGCGTACTTGGCAGGTGTCAGGCCAATAGCTGCAGGGTTTTCGGTCATTGAGACGCACAAGTTCCTACCTTCGTCTGCGACAGAGTTGATAGCTTCAGTGCAAGCATCTGTGAACGACATAGCCAACTTGAGAATTGATAACGTTCGATTGGCGTTGAATAAGCGGTATATTATTCGTCGCGGTGCTGTAGTGGACTTAGAAGCGCTGATGCGCTCTGTCCCCGGTGGCGGCATTATGACTGAGAACGTTGAGCAGGACATAAAGGTTATTGAGACTAGGGATGTAACCAGCTCCAGCTATAAAGAACAGGAGCGTTTGGATACTGAGGCTGATGATGTGAGTGGTGCATTTCGAGGAGGCTCAATCCAGAATAACCGCTCACTCAATGAGACAGTTGGCGGCATGGAGATGTTGGCGGAAGGTTCTAACGCAATAAGCGAAATGGATATTCGCACATTTACTGAGACATGGTGTAAGGCACAGCTTAAATTGCTGATGCTGTACATACAAGCGTATGAGACCGACGCAGTAATTTACAATAATGCGTATGAGGAAGCTGCGAAGGAGTTCAACTTTTTGGAAGGTCAGGACGAAATGTCTGTGCAGCAGATAAAGCAGAAGCTATTTAAAATGGTTCGTAGCGATGCTCTGGTATTAGATATCAACGTAGGGCTGGGAGCTACATCACCGCAGCGAAAAGCTGAGATGATGACACAAGCAATCAGGACAGTATCTCAGACTGACGAGCAGATCGAGAAGATCAACTGGGATGAGGTTACAAAAGAGATGTTTGCAACATTCGGCTTTCAAGATGGGTCGAGGTTCATCAAAGCTGCTGACGATGAGCAGAAGATTACTGAAGAGGACTTACAAGCTGCACAGCAAGAAGGAATGCAGGCAGGTCAAGATCAAATTAAGATGGAAGAGATCGCTATGCGCGAGCGTGTCGCCCAACAGGAGATCGAAGCCAAGGCCATAGATAAGGAGAAGGACCGTCAGCTCGATCTACAAAAGCATAAAGAATCACTAGATATGAAGATGAAACTAGAGACGATGAAGGATCAAACACGTCGCGATGAAGCTGCGATTAGGGAGGGCAACAAAGCTAATGAGCTTGGATTTAAAGAGCGCACAGGAGAACAAGGAATATGAGCATGCGAGAAAACTTAATGGGCAGCGACGAGCTTTCAGAAGAGGAGTCCAGTGCATATGATCAGATCGAGGAGGATGCGGTCAAAGCGCTTGAAGAAGCGGCGAACCTCGCATCCGAGGCGCGAGTCTTCCTTAACTCGAACCTCGGACGAGCGTTGCGAAAGTACATCGTTGTCAACAGGCACGCAGCCCTTGAAAACATCGCTGTCAAAACCGCAGACGAGTTAGTAGCAGCGAAGCAGGATTTGGAAGTTATAAACGTTGTAGCGCAATTTTTTGGGAACATCATTGTCGGCGGTGATGAAGCAATAGCAAACTTAGATCAGATGAGGGTTCAGCCATGAAGAAGAAGAAGCCAACAGAAGAACAGGAAACTCCAAAGTTCCAAGACCCTCGCGCTGAGGCGATGGCTCGTGTAGTTACAGGTGCTCAAGAGACGCGTGATGCGAGCATGGCAGCAGACCCAGATTTTGTGATTGGTGAGGAGTCTCTTGCAGCTGAGGCTACCCCCTCAGACCCCCTGGATACTGGAGAAGCAGGTGAGAAGCAGTCAGTTGAAAGATTCTCTGGCACATCTGAGGTTGACAAGCAACCAGATTCGACACATAATCCTGATGAACTTATCGATCGTGACGGGCAACAGTTCCTGCACCTCGAAGTCAACGGCGAAGGGCGCGACTTGTCCCTACCTGACGCCAGGGCTTTAGTGCAGAAATATGCTAACGCTGATCAGCAGACTCGTGAAGCCGTTGAGGCCAAGCAGTTATATGAGCAGAAGTTAGCAGAACTCCAGAACGGTCAACCTGCACAACCGGCAACTCCTACCCCTACTCGGGATGCAAGACCGGTCATCGATGCAGAGGAACTGAACCGAACCCTCACAGGCGCGTTTCAGACTTTGTATGAAGACGGTAAAGTGTCCGAGGCTGCGAGCACAGTGGCTGACCTTTTTGACCGAGCAATGCGCCCAACAAACGACGGCGTCACTCGCGAAGAAGTTACAGCAATTGCTCAACAAACCACGGTCAAAACGAACTCAGCACTTGAAGATAGGCGTGTGCTACAAAAAGCTTGGAAGGACTTTTCTGCAGATCCTAAGTACGCAGCGATTGTCAAAGACGAGACTTTGAAGAGTAAGTTGGACGAATTAACTGGTGAGCTGCAGGCAGATCCAGATTATATGGCGACAATGCCGACATACTCCGACATATTCGAGCAAGCTGGCGACAAAGCGCTAGCTTGGATCGACAACATCACAGTGTAAGATCCTGTAGTTTCACTAGAGAGTGTGGATGATGTAATCGATCACAAGCGAAATGCGCAAGCAGTTACAACTCGCTCAGCTAGACGCGGACCGCCTCCAGAAGTGAAAGTACGTTCTACCTCAGACTACATTGCTGATTTAAAACGAGCCAGAGGACAGTGATCAACTTCTGAATCGAGGATACACCAATGTCAGGTCAAATTTGGGCGGTAAATAGTTTGGGTGGTTTCATGTACTCAGACGAACTTTCAGACTACTTGCGTACAGCGCTTCAACCAATGAGCCGCTTTCGTCAGTTTTGTGATATCAAAGAAGGTAAGGGCAAAGGAAAGGGAGATCTCTTTAATTGGGATGTCTATTCCGATGTTGCAGACCAAGGAGGTGCAGTTCAAGAAACTGACGCAACTCCGCAGACTAACTTCACTATCACTCAAGCTACACTTACTGTAACTGAATACACAAACTCAGTGCCGTTCAGCAAGAAGCTTGACGATATGTCAAAGCACCCTGTTCAAGAAGTCATTAACAAAGTACTGAAGAACGATGCACGAAAAGCGTTGGACAACGCAGCTCATGCACAGTTTGACGCTACTTTGCTGCTTTGTACTGCCTCTAGTCCAACTGCAGTTCTCTTTGAGACTGACGGCGCTCCTAGCAACACTAACGCGAGTGCGATGCTGACAGCTCACGTAAAATTAATCTCGGATGAGATGAAAGAGCGTGATATCACACCTTTCAGGGACGATGATTATTTCTGCATCGCTAGACCTTCTACCTACCGCTCGTTGAAAGATGAGCTTGAGAGTATCCACCAGTACGTTGAGAGCGGCATACAGCTGATCTTCAACGGCGAAATTGGTCGATATGAGGGCATTCGCTTTGTTGAGCAGACAAACATTGCTACAGAGGCTTGGACATCTGCTAACTCTGATGCTGCCTACTTTTTTGGCGCTGATACAGTTTGTGAGGCGATCGTTGAGCCAGAGCAATTACGTGGTAAGATCCCGACTGATTATGGTCGATCTCGTGGCATCGCTTGGTATTACCTAGGTGGTTTTTGGCATCTCTCATAACGAGACAGGCGCAACACAAAACCGAATCATGAAGTGGACTTCTAACGACGCAACTGCTTAATTGGCAGAAGCTTAGCTTAGTCAATTCATTACTGAGGATTTAATTATGTACGAAGCTCAACACAACCCAAACGCAGGCGAGAACGAGACGCACTACTCTAGTTCTGGCTCTAGCAAAGGCGGCTTATCTGCAGGTGTTGCTGACGGTCTTTCCAGTGCTACAAGCATGGAAGTCAAAAACGCTGAAGGTGTTAGTCAAAATCAACGCCCTAAAGGCAACCGCAAGAGCTGCGGCAAAGGCATGGTGATCGGCTACTAAGCCGATACGTCTGCCACACCTCAAGGTAATCTTTAAGGAGATGCTACATGGCTACATATGACGAACCAACCCGGATCACCTACGAAGTTGCAGCAATGAACTTCGTAGGTGGTGCAAGTGAGGACTTAGTGCTGACAGGCCCTCCAGGGCTTCAAGGTCGACTGCACCAGATAACTTACATCTTGACTACAGGTGTGACAGTTGCTGCTTCTACAATTGACGTGGGTGACGGCACAGATGTTGACGCATACGGCACAGCACCAGTTGCAATTGCAGCGCTTGATACTGTAGGTCCAGCAACAACCACAGACAATACGTCAGACACAAACCTAATCCCAGCTAATTCCAAGGTAGCAATTGGTAATGGCGGTGGATCGACGGCAGGTGTCGGAAATGTCTGGGTTACGATTGACTGGTTCTAAGGTCTACCCCTGAAGACGGTAGCCTAATCCCGCCAATGAAACGGAGGGATTAGGCTATTAACAACTGGAGATTGAAATGCAAAAGTACCTTGATACGGGCCGAAATAATGTTGATCGTGATGTCGATCCAAATTCAATGCTGTCGCAGGGAGATTTCCCAACTAAAGTTGAGACGCAGGAAACACGCCCACGATTAATGGACGTCGATCACAAGCCTAATGGCTGCTTGGCCGAGGGTGTATCGTTCTGTGAAGATCTCTATGAGAAGGAGCACAATGAATATGGCAAACCCTACATTTGACCCATCGAAAAAGTACGGCTACCTACGTGGCGATACGCCTGGAATGCCTGCCGCTCAGTACTTGCAGGACGGACACTACTACACGGCACAGCTAAGGTATATAGGCAGTCGCCCTGGTGCCGTGATGGCCGCAGCAGAACCTGCAGCAGTTGAAGAACCTGTGCCAGCGCCACCTGCTGAAGTAGAGCAATCAGTTCCTCCACCACCACTAGAAGTAGCTGAAATAGCGGAGTCTGAAGCAGTACCACCCCCACCCGAATAATAACCTGGAGATGATGGATGCCTGATACGAACTTAGAACTTTGCCAGCAGTTTGTAGAAGACGCAGGCATCAGCGGCACGTTCAACACTGTGGTAGGTGTAACTGGCGAGCACAAACGCGTCGTCAACTGGATAAAACGCGCTGCACTTGAAGTAGAGCAGCGCTACTTCAACTGGAATTTCCTTCACAACTTTTATTCTTTTGACACTGTCGCGTCACAGCAGGATTACGACCCTCCCTTGTTCATAGGCCTTGACACACTTCTGGGCACTGTCGTAGGTGCGACAATCACAGGTGATTTGTCTGGTGCTACGGCTGTTGTTCGAAGTATAGAGTCAGACGGATTGTACGTCGATGCTGTAGTAGGGATATTCAAAGTTGGCGAAGGGTTTACAGGCCCTGAATCAGGAATGGTTCAACGCATGTACTTGCTAAATCTTTGGGATACAACGTCTTTTAAGGTCACAGATGAAGAGCGTGGAGTTGATTTTGTGGACTGGAATAAGCAGAAGGAGGATCACACAACCGCAGTGGAAGGCACACAGTATGCGTTCTCAGTGCTACCTGACAAGAAGATTAGATTTTGGGACATCCCTGAGTCAGTCGTGACAATTGGGTGTTCGTTCTGGCAAGCGTCTACACCTTTAGTTCTTGATGCAGACATCCCACTTATTCCACAGCAGTTTAGGGATATCGTTGTGTATAAGGCGCTCATGTACTATGCGAATTATGAAAGCGCTGACGAAATCAAGCTTTACGCAAAGGAAGCATTTGACCCGCTGTGGGAGCAATTAAAAGCTTCAGAGTTGCCGGGATTCCAACACTCAAGTGCTGTCAGCACAGGTGTGGATATTCAAGTGCAGGTGCCAAGTGCAGGGTACGATTACTAATGGCAAAGCGTGATAAGCTAAAACAAAAGCAATATTCATCTGTGGTTCTAGGAGGAGGCTTGGACGTAGTTACACCTCCTTTGAAAGTTGCTCCGGGTCGAACCATTCAAATGAAAAATTTTGAATGTGACTTGAACCAAGGATACAAGTTGTTTGAAGGGTTTGAGCGGTTCGATGGACAGCCATCACCCACAGAATCTGATTTTTGGGCTCTAGAGTTGGATGATACAACCGGTGCTGTCGTCGGCAACACGATTACTGGAGCCTCATCTTTTGCATCTGGCACCATTATTGATGTAGCTGATAACGGAGTCTATATTGCAGACCTTGCTGGAGCACCTTTTACTCCAGGGGAAGGGCTCTCAGGGCCAGAGACAGGCACTGTGCTAACAGCTGAGGTGATGAATTCTATCATCCCAGGATCTTCGGACAACTTTAATGAGAAGCGATTAATTAAAGAAGATTACTTTAAAGACGCTATAGCAGCATTAAATGGAAGTGGCGACGTGCTCGGAGTGTGGCGACACGAGTCGCACACCATTGCGTTTAGAAATAAAGTTGGCGATACGGAAGCAGAAATGTGGCGTGCAACATCTTCTGGATGGGTGTCAGTCCCTCTAGGGCACACTGTATTTTTTGATACCGGGGCTAACGCTGACTTAGCAGTTGTCGGAGCTACTGTCAGCGACGGCGTGTCAGATACTGCAATTATAGAGGCTGCAATCTACGCTAGTGAAGCTAAAGTTGCAGGGTATTTTGTACTCTCTGGGTATACAGCGGGGTTCGCAATAGCAGCAAATATGACAATAGGTGGGTCAGCTGTCGGCACTGTGACTACAGCTGCCGCTGCGATCACACTTAACCCTGATGGAAGGTACGAATTTATCTCTCACAATTTTATTGGTACAACAGGATTCCAGGGAGACCCTGATAGCTACAACGTATACGGAGCAGATGGTAAAAACCCTTGTTGGGAATGGTGGCCAACTAGAAATATCTTCGTGCCGATCTACACTGACCAAGCGTATCAATCTATCGACAATCCTAAATACGTCACTGTGTATAAGAACCAGTTGTTTACAGGATTTGAGCGCGGCATCCTTCGCAACTCTGGCGTCGGAGACCCTTATAATTGGGATTCTGCGACCGGAACAATAGAGATCGGAGTAGGTCAAGTCATCACTGGATTTGATCCAGGACCAGGAGCACTGATTATAGGAACGCGTAGAAAGACTTATTCCCTAGTTGGCAACGACGTTTCAGATTTTAATTTGGAAGTCGTCGCAGAAAAGGCAGGAGCAATTGATCACACCATGCAACATCTCGGCACTACATATATGTTAGATGATCGAGGCATTATCGAGCTGTCTAGGGTGCAAGCGTTTGGCAACTTTGAAAACGCCACAGTGTCCAGGCTAATTCAACCAGAGATTAATAGGTTGAGGGATGACATCATAGCGTCAACAGTCAATCTGAAAAAGAATATATATCGATTGGTCAACAACCAAGGTGAAGGCATATCGATGACGATTCAAGATGAAAACGAAATCGCGTTCGGCCTTTTCGATTTAGGGAAGAATGTGACGTGCATGGCTAACTCTGAAGATGAGATTGGCGACGAGCGGATTTATTTTGGAGATGACCTAAGGCTTTGTGTATGAGATGGACAAAGGAAGGTCGTTTGACGGTGAGACACGTCAAAGCTGGATGCAGTTTGCGTATCATTTTTTAGGGTCTCAAAACTGTTAAAAAACGATTTTACAAAATGTATTTCGACATGCTAGTTGATGGAGTAGGGAAGTTTTTCTACGATAGCCTCGTATTCACTTGGCAGTGACGATGTTAAAGCGAGCGCTCCTATAACAGCTGCGCTAAATAGTTCAGTTCCGTTGAACAGTGCTTGGGATATAAGCAACTGGGATGTTGCTATCTGGGATGGCACTATCTCAGTTGCAGATGTCTATGTTGACTTGGCTGGCACAGGAGAATCAATATCGCTAACGATGTTCCACAACTCAGCGACTGATGATCTGTTTACGATCCAAGATGTGACGTATCACTTTAAGAAACGCAGTTTGTTGAGAGGGTCTCGCTAATGCCACGTAACGGTTCAGGAACATACACACTCCCGCTGGCTCCTGTTGTAACACAGACAACTATTGAGAGTACATGGGCTAACACAACCACACAAGATCTTAGAGATGCGCTTACAGATTCTCTATCTCGTTCAGGTGACGGCGGGATGCTTGGGGCCTTTGAGTTGTATGATGGTACGAAGGCTCTTCCAGGCGCTACATTCACAAACGAAGTATCTAGCGGCTTGTATCGTGAAGTTACAGGCGATATTAGGCTGTCAGTGCTTGGAGTAGATGCGGTTAAGTATCTTGGAGATGGTGCGAACGTACTAACAACCAATAATGTAGCAACGGCCATAACTGCTTCAGCAACTCAGGCTCAAGGCCAACAGCCACTTACAAGCTCACTTAACATTGTAACTGTCGTTGGAGTGCCAAACGACGTGGTGACTCTCCCAACAGTTGAGGGCGGACTTTCAGTTAGAGTTGTCAATAATGGTGCAAATGTGCTCCAAGTGTTTCCAGCTTCGGGAGATGATTTAGGCGCTGGACTAAACACATCTGAGACTTTAGGTGTAGGGGCTACTAAAGTTTACTGTGGCGTAGATGCAACAAATTGGAGTTCCAACACAATAACTATTAACGATCTAATTGCAACGAGTACGACAGATAGCGTGTCCGTTGCGACTGGGGCGCTTATATCGCTGGGTGGCCTTGGTATCGCGAAGAATATGTATTTCGGCGGCAGTGCTTTCGGCAGTAACGCTCAAGGTCCAAAGTTGAACAATACCACAGGGTCAAGCACAGCTCCAACCCTTGTGCCTAACTACTCTTACCCGTTGACAGGGATTGGTGGTGTTAGCAATGAAGGGTATTTAATATCGAACTCCAACCCTATCCTGGCATGGAAGTCCTCGGGTGTTGATGTTACTGGTGCGTTGAGTGCCTACGGCGGCCAAAACTGGCTGTCGCGTGTCGATTCCTCGCCCAGCGGTAGCCCCAATTCCTTCTATAACGATTTAGTTCTAGGGTCTACCGGAACAGCTGCAACGGGCATGACATTCCTGGGCTCTACTCAGTCCGCGATGGCTTTTGGGGATGTCGGAGATCCTCTCGCTGGAGTATATTACTATTACCATTTTGACGGCGTCGATCCTGTTGATGAGCACAGGTGGCAGATTGGCGGCACTGATTACCTGACGTTAAGCGCTACAGCGTTAACATTGACAGGCGATCTAACAGCCGTTAGTGGGACTGGCACATTCTCTAAAGATGACTCAACGCCTGTGGGTACCGCTAATTCGGCGGTTAATGATTGCACATTCGGGTCAACCGACACCGCTAATACTGGTATTACGATCTTCGGTTCTGGCCAAGGCGGCATCGCTTTTGGGGACGTTGCTGATCCCGTAGCAGGGCAGTTCGAGTTTCAGCATTCTACCGATAGTTTTGATTGGTACATCGGCGGCACGAAGTATTTAAACTTAGATGCTACAGAACTCACTGTGACAGGTAATATCTCAGCTTCGGCCTTTATATACAGCTCAATAACTGCGTCTATTACTGCATCGACTACGCAAACACAAGCAGGAGGAACCGCACTAACAGCTGAGATTAATGCTGTTAGTGTATGCGACAATACAAATGATACGGTTGTTTTGCCTGAAGCTCAGGCGGGGAAACATTGTTATATATCAAATCGCGGGGCACAGGTATTGCAAATATTTCCTGCAGTTAGCGACAATATCGATAACTTGACGGTAAATGTACCTGTGACATTAGCGGTAGGTAGCAAGGTCCATTATTTTGCAATCAACTCAGTATCGTGGGAATCAGTTTAATCCAGCGCAGTAGAGGTAGAACATGGCAAGAGAGACGAGTGTACTTGAAGTTTTAAAATTTCCGAGCCGGATAAATATGTGGTTGACTGTGTTTGTTTCAATGACTGTACTAGTCAACGCTGCGATCGCTATTGAAGGCAGGTACGTCAAGCAGTCAGATTTTAGAAGCTTTGAGACGTTCACCAAGATTTCGTTTGCAGAGCTGCATTTGGAGATGACACAAGAGCGCATTAACAGAATCAAAGCAGTGCCGCGAAGCACACGAAAGGCGTGGCAGATTGAGGAGCTGCTACGCTTGGAGTCGGTAAAAGAAACTCAACTTAGACGATTAGAGGATCACAAATGATGGAAGAGCAGCAGGGAATAACACAGGATCAAAGAATCGCAAATACGATTTTACAACTTTTGCAGCGGTTAGATCTCAAAGGTTCTGAGGTTCAAACTTACGTGCACATTAACCAATGGTTAGGCAACATTTCAAAAGGAGCTACTGAGTTGCGAGCAGCTTCGAACCCAGTACCTCCAGAAACGCTGCAACCTAATGGTCTTGCTGAGGTGGATGTGTAGAATGGTCAATAGCATCGAGATACGTCTGTTCGACTCTGCGAGCTGCAACTTCATACTTGCAGTCTTTGTAGCCGTGCTTTCGTATCTCATTAACATAGCTGCCGTAATACTGCAGCCACCCAACCCACTTAAACAAGGTCCAATAGTAATCCATAGCTCTTTCACACTGGTAAACGTGAACCATCTCGTGCACTTTAGTTTGTGCGTGCCTTTCGAGGTTGTCTTTAGGGTTCTCTCGATACAGGATAAATGGATACAACGTGATGGCGCGGGTCTTCTTTGGAAAAATCCAGCGCTTTGGATGAACATGACGAATTTTCATAGTGAGGCTCCACAATGCCATTAGTAGAAGATGCTTTAGCTGGTACTTCAGAGGCTCCTGCCAGCGCTCCAGCGGCGGATCTTAACGCAGATTCAGCAGGCAGCACTTCTGGAGGGCCAGCGCCGACCAGCGAGTTAACCTCCAATATAGGCGATGTCAAGACAGGTGTCGATACATTTACACCTAAAACCACTGCTGAGAATGTGACTGAGGCGCAGATGGGGCTGGTATCGATGTTGGACAAAGGCGGCGAATACTTGACACTCGCTCGCAGCGACGGAGAGCGGGAGGGAAATAGGCGAGGGCTACACAACTCGTCTCTAAGTGCAAGGGCATCTGAAGGAGCTGCGATTCGAGCCGCACAGCCGTTCGTAACTCAAGCCGTCGACAACGCAGCTAAAGAGCGAATGCAAGTTAGTTCTCTTCGAGCAACGGCTGAACAGTCCGCACTGGATCGTCAGGCAAACGCAGACCTATCTGCTAAGAGCATTGAATCTGCAGAGAAGATGCAGACCCAAGCTCTTGATCAAAACGAAAAGAACCTGCTAACAGAACTGACATCGAAAGAGAAAATGCAAGGCATACAGCTGACACATGAAGAGTCGCAGCTCCTTGCTGAGCTGACTTCACGAGAAAAAACTCACCAAGAGTCTATCGAGTCAGCTGAGAGGATCGCGGCGAAGGAGTTGTTAAATCGCATCACTGTGACAGGTATGCAGCTGTCGTCCGCCGAGGATCAACTACTGGCTCAGCTAACATCAACAGAAGGGATCGCAGAAAGACAGCTCACTGCGGATCAGCTGATGCTGACACAAGAACTAGGCAATAAGATCTTACTCAATGACGCGTCCCTGTCATCTGCTGAGCGAATCAATATCAAGCAGTTGATAAGTAAAGAGCTAATGCAAGCCGCTCAGTTATCGTCAGATGAAAAGCTGCAATTAGCAGACCTTAGTTCTAGAGAGAAAATTGCTACTGACGCAAACTCATCTGCAGAGGCTATAAATAATGCACGTCTGACGTCTGCCGAATCACAGCAGTTGGCTGAGCTGAAGAGTCGAACAGAATTACTTGATACGCAGATAGAGTCTGATCAGGCGATGCAGAAGATAGCAGAATTTCAGGAGACTATGCGGTCTAAGTACACCACAGACCAGCAAGCTGTTATGGAGCAGACTCAGTGGGACCATCAAGCTGCAATGCAAATGGACGATATTGCGTATCGAAAGTGGTTGTCGGATCAAGATTTCCTAAACGAGCAACTACTTCAGACCAACGAACAAGCTATCGCAATGTTCAACAGCATGATGGAGTCACAGACAGACATACTCACCAACTCAGATTTAACAGGTCAGCAGCAGCAAGCTGGTGCGAACTTTGTCGCAGGCAATGCGCGCGCGTTTTTCGAGTTGATGCATACGATCGGCGGCGTATATGCAGGCGATCTGAAAATTAGCGACTACCGACTCCCATCAGACCCTAACGTAAGTGGCAATGGCAATGGCAGCAACCCAAGAACTGACTCAGGCGAAGAAACTTCTAGCTACGACCGTGGACTAGGCCGAGGAGGTTTAGGAGCTGAAGATGCTGCAGGAGGTGAAGTCATCGATCGCCCCGACATAGGACTGGTTAGCTACGAAGAGAACCCAAATCTCTGGGCGTGGAAGGCTGCAGGGCAAGAAGGCAACCAGCCTGCGGGCTGGGTTGAGGGCGATCCTGTCGCACCACCAGCAGCAGGCGGAGATCTGGTTGGAGGGCATGTAGGGCCTGATGGGAACTGGGTAGCTGATGGCACCACACCAGTTGCACAACCAGCGCCTGCTTCTTTTGAGAGAGACCCTACAGATGGTGACATGAACGATTACACAGGTGATCGCTCAGACACAAACTACACATCGGGCGGCAAGACGGGAGGCCTCCCAACTAATACTGTGACGAATTCATCACCTGCGCGGCAAGCGTACACATCTAGTCTCTCAGACTGGGAGTCGTCGGTAGCAGGAGCTTATAGCCACCTCGCAAGTGATCCTAAGTGGCAGCAGCAGTGGGAAACACTTAGATCGAAAATCTACGCCAACGCTAATGACCCAAATTTGTCAGATGCTGAGGTGATGGCTGCAAATGTCAAACTCTCACAATATGCTGCGAATTTATGGCAAAACTGGAGCTAACAGATAGACTATGCGTAAATGCCAACAAGCTGATGTAGAAGCCCTGGTATCAATGATGCTGACGACAACATCAAGTCAAATGCCTAACATGAGAGGTGATAGGACTAGCACACGCGAGTTCGTAAAACGCGCAGTTACAAGTAAGTCCTCACTGCTTTTGGTTGCAGATGATGGCTTTCTCATTGCACTGGAAGCCCCGCTGATTTGGTTTGAGAAGAGGTACACACAAATTTTACTCGCAGACGCAGAGTCGAAAGAAACTCTCACAGCAATGGCTGACACATGCATCGAGTGGTGGCTTGAACGAAGAGCAAGTATGTTAATTACATACAGCTCGCCAACAACAACTGCATTTGACAGGTGCCTTTTGTGGCACGATTTCATAAACGACGGATCTATGTTTATCCGCAGGAGATACCCAAATGGGACTTAGCCTAAGTGATTTAAANCCTATCAAAGCAATTTCGAGCGGCTTCAAGAAGCTTAAAAAAGGCGCAAAGAAGATTGTAAAAGGCGTCGGCACTGCGTTCGAAAAAGCGTTTAAAGAGGTTAAGCGATTCGTTAAAAGTGACGTCGGAAAATTTGTCATTGTCGCAGCCCTTGTTGTCGCAGGAGGTATGGCCATAGCCGCCGCACAGGCTCCTACAGCTATGACAACTATAGGCACTAGCACCGCACAGACCGCCACTGCAGGCGGAACCGCTTTGGCTGAAGGAGGTACAGCAGCCATCACAGCCAACGCCCCAGCAGCCGTGGTAGCTCCCAGCGCAGCAGTCGCAGCGCCAGCAGCGTCAGCAGCCCCAGCCGTTGCAGGAGGCGGTGCAGTAGGGGGTGGTGGTGCGATAGAAGGTGGCGGGCTACATGGCGCAATGAGTGAAGCAGTATCTAGCCTTACGTCTGGAGCAGCTACTGCAACACCAACAGCCGCCGCTACAGGCGGAACCTCTTTGGCTGAAGGAGCCACCGTAGCACCTACGACTTTTGCTACTGAGAGTGTAGCGCCTATGGTCAACGTCGCAGGCGGAACAGGTGGAGTGAGTCCAGGCTTGCTCTCAGGTATGGACGGGAACAGACAAGATGCTAGCAACAATGGCATCCGGTCAGATCATATCTGCGTTAACAGCAGAAGATCCTGAGAACCAAGCGCTTGAAACGGAACAATGGAGACGCCGAAACAGTACTGCGTTTGGCGTTGGCGGCGATGGCAGTGGCGCACCGGTTGGGTCATATGCATCGCTCCGAGATCCAGCCGATCGCAACTCTGGTGCAAGACCTACAGACCGCCAGGGCTTAATTACACAAATGAAAGACACTACCTTAAAGGGGTAATATCATGGCTAACGGTTTGGTAGCTCAAGCAGAACAAGGCGCACCAATGCCTCCGACAGGTGCCGCTCCTCCCGCTGGACCCGCAGCAGGGATGCCTCCAATGCCAGGGATGCCTACAGAAAGTGCTCCTGTTGCAGAAGCGCCTCCAAAGGAGTTCGCAGAAGGTACGCACCCAGATGATTTAGTCACTAGCAATGACCCAGGTGGCGGTAGCATAGATGCACCTCCTGAGTTGCAGGAGGCGTACACCGCAACGATGCAGGCCGCTGACAAAATTATTCACGGCAATAGCAAAACCAGTGACTCAATAATTACGATCCTTGAGCGCGCGCGAGAGTCAGGTGGCGCACAAGCTGTTGGGCAGATCGTCAACATGGTGATGGGAGAGCTAGAGCACCAATGGGAAGGTAATATGCCCGAGGAAATTATATTGGGTGTTGGAGACGAAATCAGCGATCTGGTTTTGGAACTGGCAGAAGAGTCTGGAGCATTCGCAGTCACTGAAGAGTTGGCAGTTAAAGCTAAAGGTGAGGTTGTAAAAGGTCTAGTAGCTACCTACGGAGTCGATCCTCAAGACATCCAAGGCGCTGCTAAAAATATGTCGGGGCAGGACATTGAACAGTACTCCGAGATGTTTGGCGCGAAGCCAGTCGGAGATCAAACAGGCGGAATTTAATTATGGGCGGATTACTGAGAAAGCTGGGCCAAGGGCTTGGCAGCGCAATGGAAACTGTCGGCAAGGTCGGCTACGCCTCCGCACGTGAGGACAACCTTGAGCGCATCCGTCAAGAACATCGCACAGCGGAACGCGAGGACATGCAAGCGTTCCAAGCTGAGCAGGGCAAACTAACTCGCGCACAGCAGCAGAGACAGCATGAAGACGACTTAGCTCTTGATAAAACACAAGAAGCAAACCGCTTGAAGATAGAGGAGATTCGATACAACAAATCGATCGACACTGCAGCTCTGAAAGAGCGAGAAATAAATGCCAGACACAATCAAGATCTACTGCAGAAGCAGATCGAGAACGAGGGGGATTGGTCTCAACAGAATGCAGACCGACTGGCCGAGCTAAAAATGAGCAAAGATAAGCTTGGCACACAAGAGACGATTGAGTTCAAAAAGTTAACTGAGTTCGCACGCCGTCAAGGGATTGATCTTGCGTGGAAGACTACAGACCGAGAGGACAAGCAAACTCATGAGATGATCAGGTCGCTCCAAGACTATGCTGAGTCGGTGCAACTGCAAATCAATGATCACAAGAATAAGCTTGTGCAGATGAATGACGCGCAAGCTGCTGCGACACAAGAGACTATTGCAAAACTTACAGCTAAACACGAAGACATAACTAAGCAGATTGCAGGGGAGAAGGAGCGAGCCGAAATTTCTGCCGCAGCTCGGACAGGCTCCTCTGGCGGAGGTAGAACTCCAAAAATGGGAGAGCTTAAGCGTGCAATTGATTTCGTAACCATTGACGAAAACGGCAATGAAGTCAAAGGCGCTCTCTTGATAGGCAAAAACGGGAGTATGAAGAAGTACAACCCAGTCACAGGACTGATAGAGCCTGTTAGATACGAAACACCTGAAGCTACACAAATCCGAGAGATGGAAGCTACATATAAGAAGAATATTGACGAGTCTACATCTATTGTCAGTGGTGCAATAAAAGAGGTGAACGCGAAGCCAATGTTTGGCGATGGCAAGCTCGACCACAAAGCGCTCGGGTTTAAAAACGCTTAGTGAGCTACGCATGAAGTTGACAAACTTTCACGCTGCAGAGCAAATATCGACGCCTGACATCNACAAGATCTTGTCAGGAGAGATGGCGTTTCCAGGCCAGGAAGCCGCCGAGCCGTCTGGTAATACAACTTCAAAAGCAGCAGGTTCTACGATCGAAGAGCAGCTAGCTGAAGCTGCCAACGCAACACCTAAATCAGGGGCTGACGTCCGAGCTGAGATGGGTGCCAAGTACGGCATGGAGATTGGTGGTAAGGGGTACGAGGCTAAGCAAGCTACAAAGGCGGCGCAAGCTGAATCACGTCGTGCAATGCGAGAAAAGATGGGAGCGGGTGAGTACAAGAACGACCGCCGCGCAATGAACGCTGAAACCAGCACAGTAAAAGCCTCTAAAGAATCCCGAACCAAAGAGATAATGGACCGGCTACAAAAGTACGAGAACAACCCAGAGGGTGCGGCTGCACTGCTAAATAAGATTATTGCCAATAAGTCTGAAAGTAACGCCGCATACGCAGCCATTGCTAAAACGCTTATGATGAAGAATGGATGGGCAACGACAGAAGGACGTAATTAATGGGCTTAGAATGGCTTGACGAAGTTGAGGAGGAAGACATAGC